TATCCTATCGTAAAATCTGGCGAAATTGATTTTAAGTGGGTTGATAAGGTAAGAGCTAGTTACAAGCATTACATTCAAAATCCACAATTTAATGAAAAAACTAATGTTAATAAACACACTCATATTAGAAGATGCCCAGGTATATTTGAGATACTTGAAGCCGGATATATTGTAAGATTACCATATGATATAAATGTATATGCTGACAGATCAAATCAAGAGCTTCATCACACTCTACCTCAGCCGGGTTTTGCACAAGTTTTAGATGTTTCTTCTATAGTTCATCCGAATCACGGTATACCCGGAATTGAAAAACTAAATATTAAAATTGCAACTGGGTGGGAAGTCTTATCTCCTGTTAAATTCTTAATTATACCAATTCCATATCCGGATGGTACACCGCCGATTGAATCAAGTATCGGAATATTAGATCCATCTTTTTCATCTGAAATTAATTTGCAAGGATGGTGGAACGCTGAAGGAGAGGTATTGTTGCCAGCAGGCATGCCTCTTATGCAGCTTATTCCTCTTACTGAAAGAAATATGAATTTGATTTGTAGGGAAGCAACTGTTTCAGATATTAGATGGTCTAATACCAAAAAGTATTTGCAGCAGCACACATTTTCTTCACCTACGGCAAAAAAAGTAATACAAAAGGTATATCAACACTTTTGTTTGTGATATATATAGATTAGAGATGCCGGTAGTCGGGTCTCATTTTAAACCTTGCATAAGTCATGGAGGTACATATGACTGGAACATTCGCATTTCCGCGAAACGCATTTCTTGGTTTCGACCACATCTTTGATCAGCTTGAGAATATTCACAAGCATTCAAAAGATACCTATCCACCACATAACGTAGTAAAGGAAGACGATTTAAAGTATTCCTTAGAGCTGGCTGTGGCTGGATTTAAACAAGAACATATTGATATTGAAGTAAAAGACCATGTCCTTTACATCAAAGGCGATCGTCCTCAAAGGCGTGAACAAGATAAGTATGTTCACAAAGGTATTAGTGCTCGAAATTGGAATAAGTCATTTAGACTGTCGGAATATACCGAAGTAACTGGAGCAGATCTAACGGACGGAATCTTGACTGTCAATTTAGAAGTCGTCCTTCCAGAAGAGAAGCAGCCTCGTAAAATTTCAATCACGAAAAACGAGGAATTATTAAATGACCGCAATCGTACTAAAAAGCTTAAGTCTGCCTAAACTTTCTTTTAATTGGATCGTAGAAATATTTTCATCAATCGGCAAATCTATAACAGTTTCACGCCAGTGTGCAGCAAACGAAGTAATAGCAAAAGCCTTATTGCATGAATATCCAAATCATACTTATCATAGTCTCTTAGCAGAATTAAATCGCACAACAATTCAAGGGGCATACAATGATAAATAATCTTTGGAAGTATTTCTTTAAGAAGGCTGGTTGTTCAGCCGATTCAATTTGGGAAGTAGAACAGTTGCTCATGAAACAGGTAAATAGGATCAACTAATGTGGCCTTATACCGAAGAAGAAAATGAGCAATTAAGCTAATAAAAAAACAGGAGAATAGCGATGAAGGGTACTAAACGTCAATGTCAAAATTGCGGACATAGGTGCCATTGCTATTCTCCAGATTGTCCCGAATGCCACAATGACGTGTGTACTCAATGCCATTGTGATAAACCGAATATAAAAGATATACCTGATTCATTTGTAAAAGGGAACACATAAAATGAATATTGAACAATTACGTGAAGAGATCTCTATAGATGAAGGAGTAAAATATGAAATATACCTTGATCATCTCGGTCTCCCTACTTTTGGCATTGGTCATTTGGTTAGGGATGACGATCCTGAGTTTGGACAACCAGTTGGCACAGCTGTCAGCGAGGACAGAGTCAACGAGTGTTTCGATAAAGACGTTGAAATTGTTATCAACGACTGTAGACAATTATACGAAGACTTCGATGATTTGCCAGGCGAAGCCCAACTCATTATAGCTAATATGATGTTTAATATGGGCCGGCCACGCCTATCAAAATTTAAGGGTATGAAACGCGGTGTAGATGCTCGTGACTGGAATGCAGCGGCTGATGAGATGGTAGATTCAAGGTGGTACCGTCAGGTCACCAATAGAGCCGATCGTCTAGTACAAAGAATGAGGTCTATTGCATAAAAGAGTTTACAATCCATTGAAACTAGTTTATAATATATTATGTTATTGGAGGTTGTATGTCTTTTTATACAAATGTCGATCGTCACGGCAACAAAATACTTTATCGCGGATATAATCATCAAGGTGTTCCGCAAACTCTAGAATATAAACTTGGTCTCGATAGAGGTAATGACTATCGACCGGTTCTCTATGTACCTGCAAAAGGTAAGACAGAGTGGCAGGCTCTTGACGGCAATTATGTAGAGCCTGTATATTTTCACAATTATAGTGAAATGAAAGAATTTATCAATAAGTATGAGAACATTGATAGCTTCAAGTGGTATGGTCAAGATAGAATTATCTGGCAATTCATTCAGAAAAAATTTCCAAAAGAAGTAGAATTTAATCCATCACTTATTAATACAGTCTTTATGGATATTGAAGTCCATTCAGAAGATGGATTTCCCGAGCCTGATGATGCTCAATGGCCAATCACAGCAATCGGTCTAAAGTCCAGTAAAGAAGGCGTGTATCGTGTATGGGGTTGTGGTGAATACGACCATACAAAATCACCACACACTCATCTTAATATTCGATACATTCGCTGTGAAGACGAATATGCTTTGCTCGAATCATTTATGGGATATTGGACATCGACCTATCCTGAAGTCGTTACTGGCTGGAATGTACGTGGCTTTGATATTCCATATCTCGTAAATCGTATAAAGATTCTATTTGGTGAACACGTGTCTCGTATGCTTTCACCATGGCATAAGCAATTTAAAGACTGGGCTATTCGTCAAAAGTCTGTTGCATTTAAGATGAAGACTATGAATACCTATCAAATTGCAGGTATTTCACAGCTTGATTATATGGATCTCTTTCAGAAGTTTGGTTATTCCTACGGTCCTCAAGAATCCTACAGTCTTAATCATATTTCACACGTGGTGCTCGGTGAAAGTAAGTTATCATATGAAGAACATGGCAGCTTACGTAATCTTTATAATGAAGACTATCAGTTGTACATCGACTATAATATTAAAGATGTTGAACTCGTAGAAAACCTCGATACTAAACTTGATCTTTTGAATCTTGTCTTTACAATGGCCTACAAAGCTGGTGTAAATTACGGTGATACGTTCGGTACTACCGCGATATGGGATTCTATTGTGTATCGTGAACTGTCAAAAAGAAAAGTCGTAATTCCAGGTCCACCTGATCGTCGTGACCGTGAAGGTGCTTATACTAAGTTTGAAGGTGGCTACGTTAAGGAACCAAAAGTTGGCGCACATGACTGGGTAGTTTCCTTTGATTTGAATTCTCTGTATCCTAACATCATTGCACAGTGGAACATGTCACCAGAAACCATCGTAATGAATGGTGATAATCTATCTCGTTCTGCAAAAGCTGGTGTATCATTCAATAATAATCGCGAAGGCGTTTTCCCTATGCTCGTCAAGCAGTATTATGATGATCGTAAGTTTGCTAAGAAAGAAATGATTGAGTGGCAAAAGAAACAGCAAAAAGAAGGTACAAGCACTGAGATCGAAAAACAAATTGCTTCTCTTAATAATAAACAGATGGCAATTAAGATCTTGATGAATTCTCTGTTCGGCGCTATGGGTAATAAGTGGTTTCGTTATTTTGATCTACGAGTTGCAGAAGGTATCACTCTCACTGGTCAGCACGTGATTAAGACCTGTGAAAAAGCTGTTAACGATGAGATGAATAAACTACTTGGAACAAAAGATGACTATGTAATTGCTATCGACACAGATTCGATTTATGTTAACTTCTCAAAGTTTGTACAGAAGTTTCAGCCAAAAGAACCAGTAAAGTTCCTTGATGAGTCATGTCAAAATCACTTTCAAAAAATCCTTGACAATGCTATGGAAAAACTCTTCAAGGATATGAACTGCTTTGAAAATCGTATGGTCATGGAACGCGAGGTAATCGCTGATCGTGGTATATGGACAGCAAAGAAAAGATATATTCTGAATGTACACAACTCTGAAGGTGTACAGTATGAAGAACCCAAGCTTAAGATCATGGGTATTGAAGCAATTAAATCTTCTACACCTACAGTGTGTCGTGCTAAATTAAAAGAGATATTCAAAGTTATTATTTCTGGAACAGAAGCCGATGTGCAAAATTATATCTTAAAGTTCAAACAGGAATTCAAGCAACTTCCTGCAGAAGAAGTAGCATTTCCTCGCGGTGTTACAAATCTTACTGAATGGCGAGATAAGAAAACTGTTTATAAGAAGGGCACTCCTATTCATGTTCGTGGTGCTATATTATATAATAACATACTGAAACAAAGTAACCTCTCGAATAAGTATGAGTCTATTGGTAATGGTGATAAGATAAAGTTTCTCTATCTGCGATTGCCAAATCATCTCAAAGAGAATGTTATATCTTTTCCAGTTGTAGGTCTACCAAGAGAATTCAAATTAGATCAATATATCGATTATGAAAAGCAATTCGAAAAAACATTCCTAGATCCACTTCAATTAATTCTCAATGCAGTGGGCTGGAGCGCAGAAGAACAAGCAACGTTGGAATCTTTCTTTGCATAAAGTCGTGTACATTCACGTGAATATGTGTTATAATTATACAAAATGGAGATATAAATGTCAGAAAATTGGGTACAAGATATTAACGATATGCACCGCAAATTCGGTGTACATAAATGGGTGTCTGAACAATTAGTCGCAGGCGATAAGGAGAAGCTATCAAAGTTTCTTGAGTTTCGTTTGAACTTCCTTCAAGAAGAATTAGACGAAACACGGTCGGCTGCTATCATGGATAAAAATCCAGAAGAAATTGTCGATGGTCTTATCGACCTTTGTGTTGTGGCTATTGGTACACTTGATGCATTTGGAATTGATGCTTATAAAGCATGGGATGAGGTACATAATGCAAACATGTCTAAAGAACCAGGAATCAAAGAGTCACGTCCAAACCCACTCGGGTTACCAGACCTCATCAAACCTGAAGGTTGGAAAGGTCCAGAACATCGAGGAAACTATGGGTATTTCTCTAACAGTCTTTAATTCGATATTCGATAATAAGACTGATAAAGGTCTAGAACTTGATAGCTTTGATGCCTTCGAGAAGTTTCTCTATAAATTATCTCAGATTAAAAAAGCATCAAAAAAAGATGCCGTACTGATATCTCCTGCAACGTACCAGCCTGGTACCACTCGAGCAAATGCAAACGTTATCGAGTGGTCCGGCTGGTGCTGCGTAGATGTTGATGAGTATGTATCTACAGGAGATTTAAAAGATGATTTATGTTCTCGGTTTTCTGATTATCGGTTCATTTGTTACAGTACTGCTAGCAGTACAGTGGATCAACCTAAGTTCAGAATGGTGTTCCCTCTTCGAAGACGAATTGGGAACGACGAAATCAGACACTTCTGGCACGCCCTTAATCGAGAACTCGGAGAACTCGGAGATGCTCAAACTAAGGACTTATCACGCATGTACTATATCCCTGCGGAATATACTGGCGCTCACAACTTTATTTTTAGTCATGACGGTGACACAGTTGATCCTGATAATCTTATGAGGAAACATCCTTATGCAGAAAAAGCCAACCTCAACAACTTCTTCGACAGACTCCCAGAAGAACTCCAAAAACAAATCATCGAACACAGAAAAGGAGGAATGGATAACACTAATGTGGTGTGGTCGTCCTATCGCGATTGTCCCTTCTTCCCTCGTAAACTCGAAGCAGAATACAGACTCATCACAAACACCGGATGGTACCACAAAATGTACCAAATAATGGTAGCAGTTGCTGGTAATGCAATCAAACAAAAATATCCTATTACATCAAATGAAATCGCTAAGATGTGTCAAGAGCTTGATATGGAAACCGGCAATTGGTATAAGAATCGTCCACTCGACAAGGAAGCTGATCGTGCCCTCGAATATGTTTACAAAAATATGTAAAAAAACTGTTTACATTGAGAGAAAAATAGTGTATAATATAATCATAATTGAATAAGGAAATATATTATGTTTGACTTTCGTGTAAAGGTCGGTGAAACTTTCGAATTAGCTGATATTGATTTAGACTTGTTAGAAAGGCATGCCTCCCTTGAATATGTAAAATTTTTACCTGATGAAAATAGATCTGACCAACGGGTATATATCGATACATATAATGGTCTAGCTGCTGAGCACTACATGATCGAGCATCATGAATATAAAAATGATGATCGTAAATATAAAGATCTCTTTGCACCATGTAGTACTCCTGTTGAAGTGAAATCTGCTGCTCATCTCGAGACTCTCAATAAGCAATTAGCTAGTTTGAAACAAAGAAAAGGATGGGGTCTTGATGTAGCAAACTACGTGATCTGTTTCCTTCGAGCTGATAAGTCTTATACATGCCATTCTCTCTGGATGTGGAATGGAAAAGACTATATAGAAGTAAATGAAGAACCACAGGAAGATCGTACTGAAGTGATTCGTAAACTAGAACGTATGCCGCTTGAAAAGGCTAGGCAAATCGCTAGCAATCTAATAGAAGATTGGGATCCAAAAAAGATTCAAGGTAAGGCATCGAAGAATCGTATCATCTATGACTTACAAAAAGCGTGTACATCTGCCGATATTTGTGGTATAATGTATAGATTACAACTTGCTCAGGAAGGTCTCGGTACTGTTGGTTCTGCATGGCAAAAACACTATAGGAACGTATAATGAAATACTCTCTCAAAATCCTTCAGCGTGCTGCTGAAATTCAGACAAAGAAATCGTCTGACTATCAAAATCCGAATTCACGGATCAAACAAGCGGACTACTATGTTCGTGGATGTTCTACTATTCTCGATACAATTCATGCTAAAGTTCTTCGCATGCAATCTGTCATGGAAGCAATGGAACATGATCCTGAATACAATCAAAACTTTGAATCACTCGAAGATTCATGTGTTGATCTAATTAACTATGCATCCTTTTTTGCCACATATCTTGCAGGTGAAATGGAAGGTCAAAGTTCAGATCGTGATTTTCTCAATCGTCCAATAAAGGAAGTAAACAATGCGCCTATCGATTCGTGATATTGGTGGAGAGGTTATTAAAGATAATGAAACCTATCTACTCAAAGACAATAAGACTCTCAAGAATCTTGTTCTGAGTTCTACTGATCTCAAACCAAAAATGAGTACACGTGGACATAAACACGAAGGACAGGAAGAGGTCTATTATTTTGTGAATGGTTCAGGTAGAATGGAACTTGATGAAGAGACTATTAATGTAATGCAAGGCGACATTGTTCTCATCGAAGATGGTGTATTCCACCGTGTTCATGCTGGACCAAAAGGTTGTTACTTTGTATGCGTATTTGACGGAAAGAGAAACCATTGAAAATAGGATTTACTGCATCAACTTTTGATTTACTTCATGCTGGTCATATTGCCATGCTTCGTGAAGCAAAGGCTCAATGTGATTATCTGATATGTGCTCTTCAAGTAGATCCTACATTAGATCGTGCCGAGAAGAATGCGCCGGTTCAGACTATCGTAGAAAGACAAGCTCAACTTGCAGCAGTAAAATATGTCGATGAAGTACTAATTTATTGTACAGAGGCTGATCTTCTTGATATAATAAACATGTATCCAATTAATGTAAGGATACTTGGTGAAGAGTATCGTCAAAAAGATTTTACTGGTAAGGATGAATGTCGTAATCGTGGAATTGAATTATACTTTAATAAGCGCGATCACAGATTCTCATCAACTGATCTAAGAGAAAGGGTAGCAAATGCAAACACTAAGTGTAAGTGATATTAGAGACTTCTTTATCGGGGAGTTAGCTAATGAAACCTTTACAACAGATAAGACTGGTCAAAAAACAATTGAACTCATAGGTGCAAGTTTTTTCGCTGATCAGCCCGCTATTTTTGGCACGCCTAATGATGATTATATCAATGCTGAACTTGATTGGTATCTGAGCGGCAGTACTAATATCTATGATATCTATGTAGACCAAGATCCTCCTAAAGCATGGGAATATAGTGCTAATAGACATGGAGAGATCAATTCAAACTACGGCAGACTAATTTTTTCGGATATATATTATAGGCAGTACGATAATGTACTCACAGAACTACTAGAAAATCCTGATTCACGTAGAGCGTGTATGATTTATAATCGACCTTCTATTTGGACAGAGTTTAATGAGAATGGTAAAAGCGATTTCATATGTACTAATGCTGTTACTTATTATATTCGCAATGATAAACTACAGTGTGTGGTCCAAATGCGGTCAAACGATGTCGTGTTCGGATACAAAAATGATTATGCTTGGCATCAGTATATTTTAAATACACTTGCTAAAGATCTTGGTGTCAAACCAGGATCTATTACTTGGCAGGTACAAAATCTCCACGTTTACGAAAGGCATTTCCACCTTGTCAAGTAAATGGGATATTAGATATCTTCAATTAGCTGAGAGAATTGCCTCTTGGTCAAAAGATCCTTCAACTCAAATCGGGGCAATTGCCGTTGGAATCAAAGGTCAAGTACTGGCACAAGGTTATAATGGCTTTCCACGTGGAATTGAGGATAATCCTTTACATTATGAGGATCGTGAGACTAAATATAAGTATGTCGTTCATGCAGAAATGAATGTCATATATAACGCTACATATAATGGTGTGTCCCTCGATGGTGCTACATTATATGTAACAGGGTTGCCAGTCTGTTCGGACTGCGCAAAAGGTGTAATCCAAGTAGGCATACAGAGAGTCGTCATGAAAGAGCAGGACATTCCATTGAAATGGGTAGAATCCTGGAAGACGACTGCTGGTATGTTCGATCAAGCAAAAATAAAATGGGAGTTTATCAATGTCTGCAACTCAAGATTGGATCAAAGAGCAATATGAACTCGAGCGTAAGATTCTAGGTGAAAACGTAGAATACAATAATATGCGATTAACGCGAGAGATTGAAGACTTAAAAAATAGAATAAAACAACTTGAGACTGATATGGCATACACTGCATATGCTACTAGCCCTGAAGAACAACGAATATACGATTTAAAGAAATAAACTTTATCTAGCTGGGTGCATAGGATGAATAACTATATACCCTAGCTGGTCCGCGTACGTCTGGCTCAGACTACGTACAAATGTTAAAACATAATTACCATATAGTTATAAACTGAGATATAATATTTCAAAACTATATGGTAATTAGTACTAATATTCTACAAAATAACTGTTTACTTATTACTGCGTTTAGTTTATAATATACTAATAAATCAGGAGAATACTATATTATGAAAATATTGATTACTGGGATGAACAAACAGCAGTGTACTGAGAACTTCTATAAAACATCCCAACTTAAGGTAATGCCATCTCATTTGGCATTGATTGCGTGTCTTCGTGACATGGGTCATACGGTAGAACAGCGTATCGTAACAATAGGTGAAAATCTTGATCAGTATGACAAGGTCATTGTTTATATCCACAATCCATCTGGATTTGCTGGATTTGTATATAATGGTCTCTATACTATTTCTACGGTATCACCGTCTAAACTTGTACTTGCATTTGATGATTGGCAAACAGATAGCATCTATAAAGGATTGACTGCACTACGAGATCCTAAAAAGATGTTTCGTAAATATGTCAAAGACGGTCATCAACATATTCCAGATGATATCGAATCATGGGAAGGTATTCTCATGAATGGTCTAGATTTGGTTGAAAGTAAATCTAATCCTATGTTGATTAGTGCTTTTGCTGGTGGAGATCTTGGTCTATTGATTGACTATCCAAAAGAACTGATGTTCTCTTTCAATCCAAATCCATATCATATCAATCTTGCATCTAATTTCAATTCACTCTTTGAGGAAAAGCAGAGAGTCTTTAACTTTGCCGGTCTCATTCAAGACAAGACAAAGAAATGGTTGAAGGCACAGAACATCGGTGATTGGCCACTCAAGAAATACGGTTCACGCAAAGACGGTCAGGATCGTGTAATTGAACCAGAAATGGTGAACATCTATGGTCAACAATGGGGTATCCTTATGCCAGGGTATTTCCATGCAGGATCTGGATGGTGGAGAGCAAGACCTCTACAGGTTGCAGATAGTGGATCTATTCTGATTGGTGATTGGAAAGAAATGGTTCTCTATTACGATGACGATGAACTTGCTTCTCTGAAAGCATCTGATATTACCAAGATGTCAGACAAACAACTCGAAGACGTGGCAGAGGCCCAGAAACGAGCCATATATACTACTCACCCGCTTGATAAAAGCGTAACACAAGCAGAATTAGGGAGAGTATTATGAGAATCTTAGTAGTAGGTGCTGGCTTTTCTGGTGCCACGATTGCTCGTCTTCTTGCAAATGCTGGTCACAAAGTTATGGTTATTGATCAAAGACCACATATTGCAGGTAATGCATATGATTTTACCAATGATCTTGGTATTCGAGTGCATCAGTATGGACCACATCTGTTTCATACAAATAACAAGAAAGTCTATGACTTCCTCGGTCAGTTTACTGAATGGGTAGAATACAAACATAAAGTCAAAGCTCAGTTAAGTGATGGTCGATATGTCACCTTACCAGTAAATAAAGAAACAAAGGCGATTGTAGGAGAAGAAAACGTTATAGATATATTTTTCAGACCGTACACATATAAGATGTGGGGTAAGACAATCGAAGAACTCGATCCGAGTATTCTGAATCGAGTACCGATTCGAGACGACGATAACGAATACTATTTTCCAAATGATGAATATCAAGCCTTGCCAAAGGATGGTTATACAGCTTTGGTAGAAAAAATGTTGGATCATGAGAATATCGACTATTATGTTGGTCAAAAGTTTATGAAGTGGATGGAAGATGATGTAGATCATGTATTCAATTCAATGCCAATTGATGAATACTTTGATTTCTGTCATGGAGAATTGCCGTATCGTTCGATTAAATTCCATCATAATGTTCTTCCAATGGCTAAAGCCCTACCAACAGGTACAGTTAACTTTACTCATGATGGACCATATACCCGTGCTACCGAATGGAAGAATCTACCATGCCATGGGGAAAACGATAAATACACACTCCTCACCATTGAAGAACCTTGTGACTATAAGGATAACAATATGGAAAGATATTATCCGGTCAAGGATATTGATGGAGAGAATCGTAGGACATATGAGAAGTACAAGGAAATGGTACCAGAGAATGTCACGTTTATTGGACGTTGTGGACAGTATGTCTATATCGATATGCATCAAGCAGTTAACTCAGCAATGGCTACGGCAGAAAAATTAATAAAGGAAAACAAATGAAAATCGCAATTACAGGATCAAGTGGTTTTATCGGTGGCCACTTAAAAGAACACCTTAAAAAAGATGGACATGAAATTATTGAATGGGATCGTAAGAACGGCAGAGACATTAATGGCTTTGAATTCAAAACCACGAGCGCTCATGGCTTTGAACTAGAAGGTGCAGAGTTTGTTATTCATCTTGCAGCAGATGCAGATGTACGGCGATCAATTGAAGAACCTGATGCTTATTGGCATAACAACGTAATACCTACAACTCG